GACAGTAAGTGCCATGATTCAGTCTCCTTTCGTTATGCCGCAATCTTGACGTAGCCGACGGCGAAGCGCTCCGGGTACTGGAGGAACCAGTCGTACACCAGCTTGGAGCGCGAGAACGTGCCCCAGTAGTCGATGTCCGAGAGGTTGCGCTCGTCAACGATCATGTCCTCGGTGTACACGATGGCGCTCTTGTCGAGGAAGTACACCGGGTACACGGGGGCATTGTTGTCGTAGTAGATCGGCAACGCGTTCGAGACGTACACGTCCGCGCCAGAGATCTTTCCGAGCGAGTACACGTCGCCGCGAATGACGCTCTTCGCGTCGCCCATGCCGTCCGCCTTGATGAACTTCTCGTCCGCCTGGAGGGCGTCCGACACCATGACGGGCATGACGACCTTGAGGCCGGCAAGCGTACTGGCGCCCTTAAACTGGCGCAGCATGTTCACGCCCTGCTGGACGTAGCGGAGCGGACGGGCCTGACCGGAAGCAAGCGTCCCGTCGGGGTTCAGCGTCACAGGCGCAGTTGGCGAGCCGAGGTTGACGCTGCGGGAGATGAAGCCCGCGCCGCTTCCGGTATTCCACGACGGAACTTTAAGCGGAATGTCCAGAAGGAGTTCCGTCTCCTTGTCGTCGTTGAGCTGGGCGAGCATTTCCTGCACGATAGGGCCTTCCACGTCGAACGCGGAGAACTTCTTGTCCTCCAGCTCGAAGTAGAGGCCGACCGCACGCTCGCGACCCTTGACGAACCGCTCGTAGGACGACTTGGGAAGCTGGTACTTCGCCTTGTCGCCGGGCTTGGTGGCGTACGTCTCGATGATGGGCAGCACGGGGATCACGGCCTCCGTGGAGCCCTTCTCGAAGTACATGTCGCCGTTGGTGGTGATTTCGGGGAGAAGCGACTTGTCGCGAAGACGCTTCTTGAACTGCTTGACTATCGTCGTGTGCCGGGTGCCGGGGAAGGCGATCTTCTGGCCTTCCACGAAACCGGGCGCATTGTAGCCGATGGTGTTTGTGAGAATCATTTGACGTTCCTTTCCGTCATTCGACCCGGAGAGGACGGGGCGCGGGTTTCCTTTTACTTCACGCGTCCCTCCCTCTGGGCCTTTTCAACTTCGTCCGAAAGACGTTTCATCCCTTCGCGGTCGCCGCGCGAGCGCAAGACCTCGATCTCATCGTAGAGCTTGTCGATCTCGTCCCACGTATAGACCTTTCCGGGCTTGACCGCCACGGACGTTCCGCCGCCGGTAGGGCTGGGGTCGGGCGCGGCTGCTCCCGTACCGCCAGAAGGAGGCGGCAGTCCGAGTTCGTCGTTATAGAACTTGCGGATATGCCACGAAAGAGTGTCGAAGTCGCAGGCGTTGACGGCTGCGGTGATGGTGGCCGCGTTGAAACGCTGGTACTTCACCCACGCCGCATACTTGTCGCCGCCCTCGGAAACGGCGTCTCGGAGGAATCCGGGGAACTCGCGCTCGATGCGCTGGGCGAAGTTCTGCCGCGTCGCGGCGGCTTCGCGCTGCTCGCGCTCGGCAATTCGCCTATCGAACTCGGCCTTCTGCTCTGCGATGGCCTCGGCGGCCATCTTCTGGGCGAGGACGCCAGCGCCGACGAGGTAGTCCTCGGGGACTTCGCCCCGCTGCTCCTCGCCCATGTTGGCGACCTCTTCCTTGGCCCGCTTCAGCGCTTCCGCGCCCGCAAGCCTGCTGCGGAGAGCCTTGTTCTCCTCGTCGAGCTTCTTCACGCGCCCCTGTTCGACCTTGGCGGATTGCAGCTGGCGCTGCGCCTCCTCGTACTTGGCCTTCCAGTCGGTCGCGTCGCCGCCGGCGTCGCCGCCAGCCGCTCCGCTGCCCGAAAGCGCGTTCATTGCCTTTTCCATCTCTTCGTTCATCTCTTTTTTTCTCCTCATCAAGCCCCTTGCCACAGGGGAGTTGGTGTTGCCTCGCCGAGCCTCAAACGGGAGGAATCGGCGGACGGAATTGCCTACACGAGCGCGGGACCTCCTTCCTGGAATCCTCCGGCGGCGGGACGGTTGGCCTCCGTCCGCTTAGCCATCAGAGCCTTGGCGGCCTCGTCCGCCCTCGATAGACAAAATCTCATTTCCGCGAGCGCGTCGCGCCGCGCGTCGTCGGTCTGGCCGACCTGGCACGCGATGCGCCCCACGCGCATGGCGTGTTCGCCCATGAGCTGCACGAAGTCGGGAAGCCTCCCGGCTGCGGCCAGCATTTCGTAAAGCCTCTGCCATGCGTCCATCATGCGACGGCCCTCCTCTCCGCGACGCCGCCCTGCGCGGCCTGCGGCATTTCGACTTCGGGCTGTTCAACGCCGGCGTCCGGCGCGGGCGCGGGCGCGGCGCCCTCCTGCGCGGTCTGCGGCTGCGCGCCGCCCATGCCGGCTGCGGCCTGCTGCTCCGCCGCCGCAATGGCGGCAAGCTGGTTGACGGCCTCCATCCACTTCGCGTGCTCCTCGCTGGGAAAGTCGCCGTCCGAGTTGATGTCGAGGCTCTTGACGATGGACCGCGCGATTCGGAGCGCGAGCTTCGGCCCGAGGAGCTGCTGGAGGTACGGACTCGAGGCGAACATCTGGAAGAACTGGAGGCGCGACGCGTCGAGCTGCGCCTTGAGCATCCGCCCGAACATGCCGACGGGGCGGATGAACACGTCGCCCTTGAGGTCCATGTCGTCGTCGAACGCGAGAACCCAGTCGGCGGTGCGCTGCGCGGTCGTCTTCACGATGCCGTCGTCAAAGTTCATCGCGACCATGCGCACGACGCTCATCATGAGATCCGTCATCTGCGCAAGGCCCTGCGCGGTGCGGAGCGCGCCCATCGCGCCGGAGGTCTGGCCCTCCGCAAAGCGCGGGAAGCCGCTGTCGATGTCCGCCTGCTGCTGCCACTGCTCGAACTCTCGGAGGAGCTGCGCGGCCTTGGTGGGGATGTCGATCGCGCCAATGGGCGCGCCGTTCGCGCCGGACGGCGAGTACATCTCGTCGCCGAAGCGCAGGAAGCCGTAGGGACGCCACTTGAGCGCGTCAGGCCCCTTGTCGATGAGCCGCTGCGCGTTATTGACCCATATCATCGGGCCGGTGGCGGCGAGGTCGAGGAAGAGCGCCTTGGCCGTGTTGTTCTGCATCATCTGCGCGAACGCGAGCCTGTCGGCGATGGACTCGCCCCAGAAGGAGCCGGGAAGCTCGTAGAAGACGCCCTTGGAGATCGGGACCTCCATCCGCGCGTCGAGGATGCGGCAGTACACGACCTTGCCGTCGATCACGATGACCTCGGCGTGGTAGAAGTCGCCGATGACGATCTTCTTGCCGTCGCGATTGCGGACGATGCCGATCTCGGCGAGCTCGGAGCCGCGCACGGAGAGGAAGCAGCGGATCGCCTCGAAGGTGCAGTCCTCGGAGTCTCCGGCGCCGCCGTTCATCTCGGCGGCCTTCTTGCGCTCGTCCTCCGGCTCGGTGTAGAGCTTCACGCCGCCTTTCGGGTGGCGGTCGAGAAGGTCGCGCACGACGGCCTCGTTCCAGCCCTCGCCGTTCTTCTCGCGCCGCGCGCCGTTGTTCGAGTAGCGCCAAAGCGTCTCGGCGGTGTACTTCTCGCGGACGCAGAACGGACCGTCGGACGGCTGCTTCGCGTCCGGCGCAGGGTAGCAGTCCATCGGGTTCAGGCTCTCGAACACGGGCTTCAGCTTGAACTCCCGCGTGTACTTCCTTACGCCGGTCTCGGGATCTTCATGGACCCTGTTCTGCGCGACGACGCGCGGAATCGGCCCCACGAGGAAGCACGTTCCGTAGAGGCAGCAGTTGGCGATGCAGTCCGCAAGGGCCTTGTCGCCACCGCCCTCCACGAAGATGTCCCAGATCTTGCTCTGCATCCGCCTGGCCCGCACGTCGGCGTACTCCCTGCGGCGGGCGTACACCTCGTCCTTGCGCTGGGTTGTCGTGTTGGCCACGGCGGCGAGAAACGCCTGCTCCTCCTCCGGCGAGAGCGGCTGTCCGTTTCGCGCCGCGACGAGCGCCTGGAGGAGCGCCTGTATCTCCTGCGCCATGGAGGCGTACACCTCCTCGTCCACGCTGGCCGGCACGTCCGGCCACGGCGAGGCGGAAACCTCGAAGAGCGGGTCGCGGGCGTTGTTCACGACCTCCACGAAGCGCGACTTCGCGCCGCGCGTCTTGGTGGCCGTGAGGGACGTGAAGAGCTTTTCCGCCGTCTTTCTCGGGATGATCGTGGACAGCGCGGAAAGCTGCTCTTCGGTAAAATTGTTCGTGTTCGAGTCAAGCGCGTACTGGAGGCGTTCGGTGACGTTGGACGACGCGCGGAACGACACGTTGCGGCGCATGGCCGACGTGACGAGCGTCGCGAGGCGGCTCATCGGCTCGGCCTGCTCGGCCGGCGCGCCGTCCACTCCTGATTCGGCGCGTATCTCCTGCGCGGTCTGGACGTGCGACGGTGACGCGATGGCCTCGGCCCCCTGCGGGGCCGTCATGTTCCGCACGTCCGCCGCAAGCGCCGCGCCGAAAATCTGCTCCAATGCGTCCATGGCTCAAATCTTAAATCCGCTTTACCACCGCTTTACCTCGCCTTTTCGCGAAAATCTACACGCACCCGAACACGCACCCGCCGACCGGCGCGGAATCCATCTGCTGCGACGGCTGGAACCCGACGGCGCCGCCGCCGGGCAGACTGTACGCCGCGCCGGCCCCGCCCGTCGTGCCGACCACGACGTACTGCAAGGCGTCCGAGATGTGCGAGAACGGGGAATCCTTGTCGGGCTTGTCGTCGTAGCGCGACGAGCCGTCCGCCGCCCGCATCTTCTTGTAGCAGTACCCGCCGTTCATCGCCTCGCGGAGCGTCTTGCACTTCCGGGACATGAGAAACGCCGGGACACCCTTGTAGATCTGGCGCAGGATCGCGTCCACCGCCGTTATGCGCACCTTCACGTCATTGTTCTTCAGCCCGTCAAGCGGCGAGATGCGGAGTCCCTTGCTCTGGAGGAACTGGTAGGCCGACACGACGGACATCTCGGTCGCGTTCTTGCCGGCAGGGTCGCCGAACACGACGGCCGGCGTCTGCGGCCAGTTGAAATCGCTGATGAGACGCGGGATCAGCTGCTCGTCCACGAACGGCGGCACCATCTTATTGAAGGCCGCCTCCTCACCCAGCACCCGGAACTGCCCCATGCGCGTGCGCTGGCAGAACACCGCCGCCGGGTTGCCGCCGAAGTCCATGCCGACGAGCGTCACCGTGCCGCGCTCGTGCGGCATCTCGTCGTCCGTGGAGTGGATGGCGTCCGAATAGGCCGGCCACACGGGAAGCCCGGCGCGGATCTTGCCGTACTCGTTCAGGAGCCGCCGCTTGATGTAGTCCTCGTCCGCGCCGATGAGCTGCTTCTCGTAGTAGTCCCACCCGTCCTGGAGGTTCTCGACGTTCTCGCACACGCCGGACGTGCCGAACGCCGCGTGGCCTGCCTCGTCGTTGCGGACGTAGTACACGTCTCCGACGCGCTTGAACGTGCAGCCGCGCGGCGGCGGCTTCGTCGTGCGTATCATCGCCGGCGGCTGGATGAACCACAGCATCCTGTCCGGCTTCTCGACCTGCTCAAGCTGGTACCACCAGGACGAATCGACCGGCGTGTTCGTGTCCATCAGGATGCCGAACGAAAGCCCCTTCCAGCCCTGCGCCGACGCCCCCGGCGGCTTGAAGCGCCCCACGCGCTCCTGCACCTTGTGGATGAGTTCCCAGTCCTGCGCCGCCGCCTCGTTGAAGTACGCCCCCGAAAGCGAGAGACCGTCGATGTCGTTCACGAACGTCGGCGCGCCCGTCGCGTAGAACTCCAGCTCGATCCTGACCCAAATCCCCTTCTCGCGGTCGTCGTCGCGCATGGACGGTATCTCGTACACGCCCCGGATCGGCGGCGACCAGTGCATCGTCATGTTCGGGCCGACGGGGTGCCAGTCCAGCCAGTCGGGAATCGTCGTCTTCTGCA